CCGGCAAAGCCCATGAAGACAAAGTCTTCACCAGCCGCGACAAAGTGTCGTCGGTAGCTATTTGTCTTATCCACACTTGGCAACAAGTGGACCTGGACCAGGTCACCGTACGCTTTTGCGTTGGCTGCTGTACTTTTGTGATCATTTCCCGAATGAGCGTACCCGTCTTGTCTGCCTACTGCTGACATCCTTAGGGGTTGCTGGTAAGGAACTTCATATTCGAGTATGCCATTCACATTTGTGAGGGCTACTACAGTACCACTGCCAAACGCATGCATCGCATCAGTCATGTCTTCCGCATTACCGGTTCCAAAGACTGCAGCGAAGGTCCAATCCGCTTTCTGGTCTACTGAGTATCTGCTTGGTTCACGAGACGCCATAAAGGTCGCCCGCTCGGACGTAATGTCCATTTTATACCGCACAGATCCTCTCCACCAAGAATAAGGCATACCCCAATACGAAAACATCGACGTGTTTACATAATTGTACCCATCTGGCCCATAAGTGTCAACGCCCCCTGTATCATACCCAGGATACAAAGGATAGGCATTGTGTTTACACTGATAGACTCGTTGTCGAAGTTCGTCGCTCTTGTACGTACGCAGGTACGTATATCTTTTCAAGAGCGTCCTGAGACTCGAGATCTCCTCTCCATAAAATACGAGAGATCGCTTGGGGTGTTCTATCGGGTCCTCAGGGGCGAGAGCTACTTGCATACTTTCGTTGACTCCCATGGCAGTGTCCTGATCAGTTTGTTCACTAGCACACGCTTCGAACGTGTGAGCGCCCAAATCTAATTTAGATTCGCCTGCCGCTCCAATAAATGGATTGGGTCGCACATCGAAAATGGCGTCGCTATAGTAATTCTTGAGCTCGAAGTCGTCTCCAGCTGACATCTTCACAATAATGTCTACTGGAGTCACTCCATCGGCAACAACTAACTCATTGAATACTTCTAGCCGTACTCGTCCGTTAGATACTTTACGTAAATCAGACGAAACGCCAACAACGGGTGCTGCGAAAGTAGCCGAAGACTGCGGAAGAGTTCTACCATCAATGTTGGTATCGAGATAGGGTAAAGATTGTTTCCACGCAATGGAAAAGGTAAAATCTCTACTCTCCGCTAAGTCGACGAGAAAGTAATACTCAGTATTGAGTCGCTCTCCCGCTACGCCACTGGGATTATAGTAGGGGTCGTAATACACCGCCATCTTGCCGTTGTGCAATTGACTACCTACTATCTGAACTCTGAACTTAAGGGATCCGGACCAAGACGTGAATGGTTGCGACAACCAATACAAACACGAGGGAATTACCCTATAACCACTGCTGGTTGTGGTCATCTTAGCCATGCAAGGGGTCACCATCCACTCGCAAATTGGATCATCAGGTCCAAGAGTTGGGTCCCACTCCACTACTCCAATAACAGATTCCACATTCTTCAGGAAATTAAAAGACAACTCATCCGTGTTATCTAATCCTATCGTCGTTGGGTCAACTGTTATCTCCTGTTTGGAGGACAAAGTCATTTTGTTAGCAGTATCCTTTGCGTCTGTCAAAGCAACACTACCAAGTGGGAGGGGTCTCATATATGAGGGATCTGAAATAACCGCTGGCCTGGAGAAGCCAAAAATCTGTGCTATACCGGACACTGCTGTTGCACCAATTTGGGTAGC